TGCTCGATGCTTTTCGGTTAGATTATCAGTCAGTCTCCTTCTTGAAAAAGTGGGCGATTGATGTTGGATTTGACCGTGAGGCACCAGCGCGAGAGAAGTTCCTCGCCTGTGAAGCATTGTGTCAGAAGACTAACGCGCGTTTTACTGGCTTACAATCTGGTGATCCCGGTTCCTTACCGGAGTCATCCGCTGTAGGGCAAATACTTCTTAATGCCCAGCGTAAAATAGATTGTTGGTTAGGGCCGCTCAACGTTGAGTCTTGGTTACAACGGTGCCAATTTGGTCCAGGGGCGGATGACCAGACTAAAGGTCAATACACCTCGGCCTACCACAAACTCTCCCCACAACTCTCTGCAACACCTGAGTTTAGGGAGGGCGCTAGGAGGATAGTTGAATCGTCCCCTAGTTGGGTGCGGAGTTTATCAGGCTTATTACCTGACGAACATGGACCTGTTAAAAAGGTTTGCGTTCGCGCCGCCCCAGGCAATAAAGTTGCATTTGTCCCGAAGACTGCTCTAATCGATCGGTCGATCGCTATAGAGCCGCGTATGAATATCTATGCCCAACGGGGCCTAGGTAAACTTATGCGGGCCCGCCTCAAAAGGGCGGGACTCGATCTTGATACGCAGGTACCCTCACAGGTACTCGCGCAGATCGGCAGTCGTGATGGGACTATCGCCACCTTGGACTTGTCGTCGGCAAGCGATACTGTTGCTTACGAGCTCGTTATGTGGTTGATGCCTCCTCGATGGGCGAAAGCCCTAGATTGGTGTCGAAGCGTGATGGGTGAACTATCGTATTGCGAGTACATCCGCTACGAGAAGTTCTCGTCCATGGGTAACGGGTTTACATTTGAGCTGGAAAGCATGATATTCTATGCCTTAAGCTTGGAGACCGCCCGTTACTTAGGTGCGGACCTGAACAAGGTTCGCGTCTTTGGTGACGATATCGCCGTTCCAACAGAGGTTGCTAGTCTGTTGGGTGAGGTTCTGCACTACTGCGGCTTTCAACTGAACACCGATAAGTCGTTTACAACTGGTGTTTTTAGAGAGTCGTGCGGTGCCGACTTCTTTAACGGCGTGAATGTCCGTCCATTCTTTCTAAAGGAAGAACTTTCAGATGCAAAGAGCATTTACCGCTTGGCTAACGGTCTCCGCGCTTGGTCTCATCGGAGCAACCTTGGTTTTGGTTGCGATGACAGGATTAGGCGCGTTTACCGCGATGCTGTATTACGGTTACCTCACGCTCTTCGCGGCCTAAAGATACCTGCGCGCAAGCGCAAGGGTCTTAAGCTTAGAGAGCTGGTTGTCAGGAGCGGCGTTCATCCCTTAGTGGTTTCCGAAGAATACTCGGAGCTGCCGTGGGTGGACGTCGAAACTGACGACTTTGGCTTAATCGAGAACCTCGATCGGGCCATGAGTGACGGGGTCACGTATAATCGACGCCGTCAGGGGTGGTGCTACTTTGTGCTGAACTCGAGCCCGTGCTCAATGCACGAGGATCTGTTGAATCCGTACAGCATGTATATTTATTCGCTGTACGCCTCGAGGGACGGAGACACGGGTGGAACTGCAGGGGATATCAACCCCCGAGGTCGCACTCGTTTGCAACTTTCCCGGTCCTTTACCAGGCTGGGTGATTGGTACGATTTGGGTACGTGGGGCTAACCACCTCCGTTAAACTCAGATTTACCTTCATTATCCCTTAAATTTCGAGGGTGGATAGAAGATGCT